AGCCATTCCGCTGGGAAAACGTCGAATGGAGCAAGGACGCACGGATGGAATCCGGCGGCTGGAACTATGGCCGCGTGCGCGAGACGACGAGCCTGCACTGCGAGCACTGCCAGACCTACTTCCCGGACACCGACCGCGTGCGGCGCGAGCTGAACGCCACGGGCCGTTACATCGCACAGAACCCGACCGCATCGACCGAGAACGCGGGCTTCCACTGGAACGCCCTCTGCGCGATGTCGTGGGGGCGCTTGGCGGAACTCTACCTGCGGGCCAAGGAGCTGGCGCGGCAGGGCGACACGACGCAGATCCAGCAGTTTTACCAGAAGCGCCTCGCCCTGCCGTGGAAGGAATGGGTGGAGGACTTCCGCATCGAGGTTTCGAGCGGGGCCTACCGCCTCGGTGAGCCGTGGGAGAGGGAGGGCGCGCTCGACCCGCACGGCAAGGTGCTGGAGCCGCCCTTTGCCGACGGGATGCCGCGAGTGCCGCTGCGCTTCCTCACTGTGGACGTGCAGCGCGACCACTTCTTCCTCGCCGTGCGCTCGTGGGCGCCGGACTGTTCCTCGCGCCTACTCTGGTGCGAGCGCGTCCTCTCGTGGACCGACATCGACGGCGTGCAGGACCGCTTCAACGTGCATCACAACCTCGTCTTCATCGACGCGGGCTACAACCCGTACGAGGTGTACCGCGAATGTGCGGCGCGGGGCTGGACGGCGCTCATCGGCGACAAGCGGGCGACCTTCACGCACAAGCTCGCCAATGGCCAGAGCGTCCAGCGGTTCTACTCCCCGGTGCGCAAGGTGTTCATCGGGCGCGGGGTCATCTGCCGGACGCACTTCTGGTCGAACCTCAACATCAAGGACACGCTCGCAAGGCTGCGCCGCAATGCCGAGCCGAAAAGCGGGGCGACGTGGGAGGTGCCGGAGGACGTGCCGGAACTCTACCTCGAACACCTCGAAAGCGAGCGCCGCGTGAACCAGAACGGCAAGTGGCTTTGGGAGCAGATCGGCTCGCGTCCGAACCACTGGCTCGACTGCGAGTCCATGCAGGTGGCAGCGGCCTACATGGTGAAGCTCATCGGGGCCGATCTGCCGGGGGAGAGCGGTGAAGAGCCTGCGTCCGGGGATGTGGAGATCGGAGAAACCGTTCGCTGAGCCGCTTCAAAACAACGTCGGCATCTTCTGCATTCATCGAGCCGGATTCGAATGCCTTCACGCGGCTCAGGCACTCATCGTCCCATGTGTCTGTGATGGCGGATTCGTCAGCGCCGCCAAGGCTTGCAAGCAGCATGTCGGCGAGTCTTGCCCGTTCAGATACGGGTAACCCCATCATAGCCGTTTCCAGCTCGTGTATCGGAATAGGCATGGCGTGAATGTAATCGTATAGCCCGCACCCCATCAAGCCATGTTGCAGCACATGGTGTGGGCGATGTGAATCAGCAGCCTCGCTTGACTTTGCCGGATGTTATAACCATTGTGGTAACATGCTACTTGAAGCCAAAACTCGCAAAGTCGGGAACTCTGTTGGGCTGATTCTTCCGAAGGAAGTGCTTAGCCGGATGAATGTGCAGGAGGGAGATCGGGTCTTTCTCACTGAATCCTCTGACGGTAGTTTCCGCATCACGCCCTTCGATCCCGAGTTCGAGGGTCAGATGGCTGCGGCGGAGTCCGTCATGAAGCGTTACCGCAACACGCTGCGGGAGCTTGCCAAATGAACGAGCCTCGCTGGCTTTCCCCTAGCTTTTTTCTGGCTGTGCACGATCGTCTGGTTGCCGACTATGGCGGTTCCAGCGGTTTGCGAGACTTGGATCGACTTGAGGCAGCTGTCAGTCGTCCACGTTTGTCATTTTCCTATGGCGTGACGGACCTGCATGTGCTGGCCGGGCAATACGCCAATGCCATTGTCATGGGACATCCGTTTATTGACGGGAACAAGCGGGTGGGCTTTGTCGCTGCCGTCGCATTCTTGGAGATCAACGGTCAGAGCTTTCATGCGAATGAGGCTGACGCGGCGCTGCAAACACTGGCGCTTGCCGCAGGTGAGCTTAGTGAGTCCGCCTTTGTTGAATGGCTGCGTTCAGCCTGCTGCCCGCGTTGACAGCCCCACGCCGACATGGCGGCGATTGATTACTCGGTGGGGTTCACGATTACGGAGATCGAGGAGATTCTTGCGGTTCAGAAAGCTGAACTGAAGAAGACCCTTTCGGCCTACGCGAACGACGGCTCCAGCTACACGAAGCGTCGGATCGACGAGATTCACGAGATCATCGCCGCGTGCCAGTGCGCGCTGCGCAAGCTCGCCCCTGAGCGGTATCCCGCTGTCCGGCGCGTGGGCCTGAGCGGCGTCTTCGGGGTGATGGAAAAATGAACCGCATCTTTGCCAGACTCTTCGGGCGCATCGCCGCATCCGGCTCCTACGAATCGGCGAACCCCTCGCGCAGTCGCGGGCAGGTGCCCGGCTCGGCGCCGACGGACACGCGTAAGGAACTGACGAGCCACACGCGGCGCGAGATCGTCCGCCGCCACCGCTACCTTGCCAAGAACTCCGGCTTCACCCGAGAGATGGTGGCCGACATGGCGATCTACTCGACCGGCGACGGCATCCGCCCGCAGGCGCAGAGCGCGGATGAGGTGTGGAACAAGGCGGCGGAGGCCCTTTTTGCCCGCTGGGCGGCGATGCCGGAAATCACCCGCCGCTTCAGCTTCGAGGAATGCCAGACGCTCGTCTGCCGCGCCATCGACACGGACGGCGAGGTGTTCGCCCTCAAGGTGCGCGACGCGGCGAAGCGGCCCTGCCTCCAGCTCATCGAATCGCACCGCGTTGGCGATGCCGGGCTGGGCGAAGGCGGCAGCGACGGGATTCTTTTCGACACCTACGGCGCGCCGCGTGCCTACCGCGTCATTCAGGATGACGGCACAACGCGGGATGTGCCCGCGAACGCCGTGATGCACGTCTTCGAGCCGGAATCGCCATCAGGCGTCCGCAGCGTGCCCGCGCTCCAGCACTCGGTGAACCACATGCTGGACGAGCTGGAGCTGCTCGCGCTCGAAAAGCAGGCTGTGAAGGACAACGCGCAGATTTCCCGCGTCCTCAAGGTGGATGGCGGCAACCTGGCAGACACGGGGGACTTCGCCCTCGATTCCGGCCCGGCGGGCACGCCCGAGCAGAGCGACCCGGTGCTCGTCCAGAAGATCGTCGGCGGCAAGGTCGTGGGTCTCAAACCGCACGAGAGCATGGATACGCACCAGCCAAACCGCCCGAGCCCGGTCTTCACGGGCTTTCTGGAGCACCTGCGGCGTGACTCGGCCTCGGGCGTTCTGCCCTACGAGTTCGCGATGGATTCCTCGAAAATCGGCGGCGCGGGCGTGCGCCTCGTCGTTGCCAAGGCGGACCGGCGCTTCAGCTACCGGCAGCTGATCTTGATTCAGCGATTCCTGCGGCCCGTCTGGGGCTATGTGATTGGCGACGCCATCGAGCGCGGGGAGCTGGCAGCTGTCCCGGACTGGACCCGCGTCGCATGGGTCTGCCCAAGGCGAGTGACGGTGGACGCCGGGCGAGAGGCCCAGCAGAACCGCGCCGATGTGGAGACAGGCCTCAAAACGCTATCCGACCACTACTCGGAACTAGGCATGGACTTCCGCGAGGAACTGGAGCGGCGCGCTCAGGATGCGAAAGCGATCATGGAGACGGCGGCAAGATACGGAGTGCCGGTGGAAATGCTCTACCGGCCAAGCGGCATGCAGAGCATGGCTACGCCCAATGCTCCCGTTGACAAGCCTGCCTCGGCGTGAGCTTTGCTGACGCCATTCTTCGCCACGAACCCTTGCTTGTTGAACCGCGACTTCTGACCGCGTTTGTGGAGCGCTGTTCGGGGTTCACGGACGCCCTGAAGGAACTCTTTGGCGAGCCGTCGCAGGCCCGCGTGGAAAACGGCGTCGGCATCCTGCCCATTTGCGGGCCGATCGGCGCGAACCTTTCGCCCATCGAGAAGATGCTTGGCGGCTGTGACGTGGCGGACCTCTCGGCATCGCTCGATGCCTTTGCCGCCGATCCCTCGGTGCGGATGCTGCTCCTCGACGTGGACTCGCCCGGCGGCACCGTGACCGGCGTCCCGGAACTTGCCTCGCAGATCGCGACCTTCCCGAAGCCGAGCATTGCCTTCACCTCGGGCGAGGCGTGTTCCGCAGCCTACTGGCTGGCGAGCCAAGCGGACGATTTCCTTGCGACGCCGAGCGCGTCCGTCGGCAGCATCGGCGTGTATCTTGCGCTCCTCGATAGTACAGCCGCGCTGGCCCGCTCCGGGATCTTTGTCGACGTCATCAAGGCCGGGACCTACAAGGCGGCAGGCTTCCCCGGCACGAGCCTTTCGGACGAACAGCGGGCGCTGTTGCAAGAGCGCGTGGACATGGTTCACGGGATGTTCATGGGTGCCGTCACGGGCAAGCGCAGCCGCGTCGGGGCGGAGTCCATGCAGGGCCAGTCGTTTTACGGCGTTCAGGCGGCGGAGCGCGGGCTTGTGACGGGCATCGTCCCGAGTCGCGCCGCGATGCTGACCCGGTTGACAACTTCGCATGGGGCAAAGCCATGACACTTGAAGAAAAACTGAGCGCAGCCGAGGCGAAGTTGGCCGAGGCCGAAACCACTTTGGCGAAAGAACGCGCCGCAGCGGAGACGCTCCGCCAGCAGCTCGCCGCCGCCGAAACCGCGAAGGCGGAGAAATCCGCCCTCAACGCCGAGCTGGGAACCCAGCTCAAGGCCGCTCGCAAGGAATCGGCGGACCTCGCAGCACGCGTATCACAACTCGAATCCGCGTCCAAGACCGCCGAGGCGAAGGCCGCCGAAATCTGTGCCTCGGTCGGCGTGACGCCCCTTGCCGTCACCGCTCAGAGCGATGCCGTGGCAGCCATTTCGACGGACCTAGCCCAAGAGCTTTGCAAACAGGAGACCCCCGCCGCGCAGACCGCCTTCTGGCGCAAGAACAAGTCCAAAATCCTTTCCCGTTAATCCCCATGGCCAACACGCTTACCAACCTTCAGGACATCCGCATTTCTCAGGCTTTTCTCGAAGCCTTCCGCGCTGCGCTCCAGCCGCTGCGCGCCTTCTCGACCGACTTTTCCGCCGAGTTTCTCGAACGCGGCAAGACGGTCAATGTGCCGGTCGTCGGCAACGCCCTGCCGACCAGTTCCGACTTCGAAGGCAGCTACAGCAAGAACGCCGACCGCACCGTGAACACAATCCCTGTGGTGTGTAATCGCCACAAGGTACGTTCCTTTCATTTGACCGACACAGAAGCAAGTGAGTCGAGCTTCATCAAACTGGATCGTCTTGCCAGTTCCGAAGCCAAGCAGCTCGCGCAGGACGTGCTTCAGGACATTTTCTCGGTGATCACCGAAGCCAACTATGGGGCAACGGCGATTCCGTCCGTAGCGGCTGCTGATTTCGATTCTACCCACGTACTTGGCATTCGTGGTGCCTGCGCCAAGGTGAAAATGCCGACCAGCGAGCGGGCACTGATCCTTGATGACGCCTACTATACTGCGCTTCTCGGTGATCCGAAAATCAGTCACAGTTACCTGAGTCAGATGAGTCAGCCCTCGCTGATGGAAGCCCGCATTCCGCGCGTCTACGGTTTCGACATCTACGACACGATCGTGCTTCCGGATAACAAGGAGAAACTGGTTGGTTTTGCGGCTCATCCGGCGGGGCTCGCTGTAGCGATGCGTTATCTGGCTCCCCAGCGTCCTGAAGCCTACCTAGAGTCTGGGCCGGTGTCTGATCCGGAAACGGGGCTTACATATGGCTACCGCCGTTTTTATGATGCGGACAGTGGTAAGGAGATCGTGGCATTCGAATGTCTTTACGGTTTCGTTCCCGCACTCACATCCGGGATCAAGCGAATCGTCGCGCCGGGGCAGGCCGAGTAATTTCCTGACTGCGTGGCATAACATCCGAGGCTCCGCCCAACGCGGCGGGGCCTCGTTCGTTGACACGCATGCACCACCATGAACCAGCACGAACAGGACAGCGCCGAAGGCTTTGCCGAATTGCTGTCCATCGACGGGCAGGCGCTTTCGTTTGGCTCCGTTCGCTTCCGGGCCTTGGTGCGGAACCTGCCTGCCGCGTCGGATTCCTTCGACCTCTCGCGCGGCGATGACGACGCAGTGACAGTCACAGCGCTGGTCTCGGAACTCCCGGTTCTACCGAAGCTAGGCGACACCTTCACGGCTTCCGACGGCTGGACGTATCGCGTCCGCAAGCGGGTGCGGACGAAGGGCGCGGGGCTTGTCCGCTTCGAGTGCGGGGCAGTTTGCTAATCTGCCAACGGGAATGATGCGCCTGCCTTCATGTAAATGCAGGTGTCGATAAAATACAGACGTCCGTCATTACCAATCAGGACGTTTTCATCGTGCAGATCTTGAATCAGGACGGTCTCGTTCTCGTAGTTGTCGTTTCCAACGTGCTTGAAGCCGAACATCCCCATGTATTCCATGACCTCGACTCTGCTGGCTCCGCGCAGGGATGCGATTGCAGGTTGGGAGACAACTGCGTTCAGAATCTCATCAACCATCATGAAACCGATAAGCGTGTATGCCGTATCCGGGAACAGTTGATTATGCATCCTGACCGATTCGAAAAACTGAATCCAGTCTTCGTATGCGAGCGTGTTGTTTCGCTTGATGTACAGCCCTCTGGTGTTGTCATAATAGACGTCGCACTCTTGCCCGCAAACACCACCTTGTGCCTGCCATCGGCTTGAAAACTCTTCCGATGAAAGAAGAAAGGAATGGGAACGCGCCCATTCAAACAACGCTGCCGATTGAGCTGCTTTCCTTGCTCGCGCTAACCGACTTTTCGCGTCTGCGGGTCGGGTTCCTGGCGCGATTTGTAATTCCGCATGGCTTCTTGCAGCGACATTCTGGGCTGCTTCGAAAGAGAGGATTTCGCCATCAGTCGATCCTCCCGCAGCCTGAGAAGATTGGCTCTCTCCGGATTCTGAGCTGATGTCGTCGCCATACAGGACAATATAGCACACGCGTCAAGGACGTGGGTTGACATCTCGCTCGCCGCATGACCTCCGACGAACTCAAGCGCGAGTGCGACACTTGCCGCGAACGCTTTTCCGAACGCCTTGGCTCCATCGAGCAGCGCCTGACCACCCTCGAAGTCACCCTTTGGGGGCAGCATGGCGAGAACGGCCTGCGCTCGGATATCCGCGAGATGAAGCGGAAGATGGACATGATCCTGCGCTGGGTGTGGGTGACGTCCGCGCTGCCGCCTCTGACGGTCGGGCTCATCGCGATCCTCAAGTTCCTCGGGAAGCTGTAGATGGAAACCGCCGTCGATTCACGGGAACTTCGCGCATTTAACAAGGCACTTGCGCAATACCTGCGCTGGAACAAGCGCGAGCAGGGGCCGCTCATCGAGGCGAGGGCGGCTCGGCTGCGTTTTGCGATCTACCGGGGCTTCCGCGCGATTGCGCCGACGGCGGAGAAGATCGAGCAGGAGGCCGCCGCGCTCGGCTTCAAGATCAAGCGAGGCCGCAACCGCGACGGCACGCGGCGCACGGTGGGGCAGGAGCTGGCGGCGCGGCGCAAGTCGATCCGCTTCCTCTCCGTCTCATGGCTTTTCCGCGCTTGGAAGCGGAGTAGGGAAGGGCAGAACACGCAGGCCGCCGCCGTGTCCCGAGCCAAGGAACGCATCGGGCAGGCCATCGTCCGCACGGCGAAGGGGCAATCGCATCCCTTGGTCTTGCTGGAGAGTTTCCTTGAAGGTGTGCAGGTGCAGAACAATCAGCGGGGAATCGTGGAAGACGCCCTGCGCGGCGAGGTGGCCGACATGAAGGCGTACGTGCGGCGCAAGCAACTGGAGAGGCTCCGCGCATTGACACGCGGCTAGCCGCATGAAGCTCTCCGCCGTCCTGCCGTCCGTTGCTGTCCTGATTGCTGACGAACCCTTTCTCTCCACGATCCCGCTCATCAC